AGGGGCCATGACAACATTGGTCTGTCGTGCTTTCAGTTTAGCTTGCAGATCCATACGACGTGTGACTTCCTCACGCCGCCCACGATCATAAGCATCAGCGATTAACATTTTAACGCCGCCGTAGAGCACCGTTAAAAATAAGCCAATTAAGATAGCAGTTGTCATGCGCCCGTGACGTTAAAATCTTTAGCGCCGATAAGACCAATAGCAATCAACGCAGCTTGCAAAGAAGGCCAGTCAAGCGTTTTAGTTTGCCAAGCGTTGAAGAGGACACCAACGAGAGTGAGAATGCCCGGGATGGTGGTTTTCCAATTCTTAATCATTCGAGTGCTCCTCTAAAATAAATGCCAAGCATAAATGCTAGTTTCGCAACATATGACGCCGTAAGAGCGACAATGATTCTATTTAACAAGCGCTATGATCTGCGCTTTAACGTCTGCGATACGCGCAGACCAGCCTTTGCCAAACGTAGACCAGATAGAAAGCGATTGCATGAACGCCAGCCGTTTGTTCGTCACGGCCATAGCGACAAAGGTTTTGGTGGCTTGGATTGTTGCAGGGCCGATCTGACCGTCCTGCGTAACGCCGACAACAGCTTGAAGATATTTGGCGGCTCTTGATACGCCGCTGTTTACTGCAAAATCGAACACAGCAAAATCAACGCCGTCGGGCAAATTATCTCCAGAAACACGATCCCAATAGAGGTTCTTGTAAATCGCCGCAACTTCCGAATCAGCAATAGCGCGCACGCTCTGCGTTGGGAGATTCTGTGATTTACGCCAACTGTCATAGACCGCTTGCGTAACGCCCTTATTCGTCGGGCCGCCTGGATCTTTTGGGTGGTCAACGTAGCCGCCCTCATATTTGAGAACCTGCTTAAGCGCCTGTGGATAGTTCTCTTTCATCGCCGGTCTGCTTTCTGGCTTACAAGATCTCGAATGGTGTCAAGTTTTGCAAACACTTGATTGAGCACGGTATTAAATTCCTCGCGTGTGATGTAACGACCAGCAACAAGCACCTCGATTTCACCAACCTTCTCGGCCAGTTCTTTATCCGCTGCTTGCAGATCTTTGACAGCGCCCCAGACGGTATTCAATACCCATCCGCCCAGGACGCCGATCACGCCAACGGCCACGTCGAAGAATACTTGATATTCATTGTTCATTGCGGGGCCATCGCATTTACGCCTTGCGCCATCGCAGGCAAGCCAAAGTTAGCAGGTGCTAGGGGCGCAGCAAGTGCGCCGCCGCGCGTTGAAGCGGCTAGATTTCTCATAGCCATGTTAGCCAGTATGTTGCGACCGCCGCGCGCCAATAGACCACCGGCAGCTAAACCGCCCATAGCCGCTGGAATAAGAGGCATACCCGCCGTCGCGCCAGCATAACCAATACCGCCTTGAATACCGCCTTTAAGAAGACCGGGGACACTTAACGACGGAGCAAACCTACTAAGGCTACTGACAACGCCAGGGGCAAATTCGCCCGCCGCGATAGATGTTATGGCTTGTCGTTGTTCTGGCGTGAAACGACGCAACCGCGCAGGCTTTTCAGCTATACGTTGCATTTGTGTTTGGATAGCCGACCCAAAATCGCGTTTTGATGCGGCGCGCGTAATTGCTTGTTCAACTTCCGCGCTCTGGCTCATCTGACGATATTTACTTATTGCGTCTTGAAACGTCGCGGTTATCCCCGGCGCGTTCATAGCTGTCTTACTAACAGTGGATACGTTGTTTAGATCCGTAATGAAATCATCTAGAGCGTCGGTCATTTCGCCGCCCATGCGGCGAATATTTCGATCTGGGTTTGTGCGAAGACGATTGCCGATAAATTTACGAACGCTATGAAGATCTGAAAGTGACGTTTTGCCTTTTTCAGCTTTTTCATTTAGTTTTTTAAACGCTGCGTTTACTGCCGTATCCATATCAGAATCATAATCTTCAAGAGTATTCTGAAGATTAGACGTAAATTTTTCCAGCGCAGTTTTATCGTAATTTAATCCGGCATTTTTAGAGGCGTTAAATGCTGCGTCGGCCTCTCGCCCAAGTTGCTGCGTAGATGGCAGACCTATATTTTGAAGCGTAGCAGACGCGGTGCGCCCAACTTTATTAAGCATAGCCGCCGATTTACCGGCAGCAACGCCGCCAAGAATAGCCGCGCCAAATTGCGTGTAAGGATCCGCGCCCGCTTGTTGCGCCGCTTCAGCCGCAACAGGCGCTGCAATACCCGCAGCCGTTTGTGCGACTGGTTGCGCGGCTAATACGTTAAGCGCTGCCGGAGCTGCGCGCCCTGCCGATGACATCGCATTAATAGCTGATCTCGCTGCGCCTGCGCCGGTAGCTGCACCAAGACCACCCTCAACGCCAGCGGCTAACATGCGCTCTTGCGGCGTCTGTGGCTGAAATTCTTGCGGAAGAGCGCCGCGAATATATTCGAACGGTGTTTTGACGGGTTTATAGCCTGCCGCGCCGCGCGCAACATTATAGACATTTCCGACTAATTCAGCGCCGCCAAGTAACGCCGCGCCGCCTAAAGCCGCTGGAATCGCCGCGCCGCCGCCTAGTGCCGCTGCGCCCATGCCGCCTAACGCGCCTACGACTGTCGGCGCTGCCGCGCCCATAGCGACAGGGACTGCGCGTTCGGCAGTCAAACTTTTTTCCGGCGCTGTGCCGCCATGTTTAGCGATCAACGCCGCGTAATCTACCGCGCCTTGTTCAGGTGCAGCCCCGCCATGTTTAGCAATCAGCGCAGCATAATCGACCATCGTTACAGACCCGCTTCTCTTCGGAACGCATCCGCCGCTTCTTGGCTAGGGAAGCTAACCGCGCCCATGCCGGGGACGTTTACCGTAACGCCTTTAGTTGTCGCGCCGCCTTCGGCTTTAATTGTGCCTGTGCCAAAGTTTTTGTCTAGATCAGCAACAATGCGCCGCGCGGCCTCAATCGTCAGATCACTTGCGCCAAGCATTTTCTTTTTGGCTTCAAGTTCAGCAATCGTATTACCTTCGCCGCCGGTCATGCCGCCTGTCTCTCGCAACATGCTAATATATTGATCTATCTTATTAATTGTAATATCGCGCAGCTCTTGTGCGGCAGGGTCTATTGCGCGCGCAACGGCAGACGGAATGTTTGCCATAGCGATTTTCTTAGCGCGCGGAATCATATCCTCTTCTTTAGTCGGCAGAAGGCCCGCTTTGCTTTGATCTTCATAAGACGTAAGAAGACCTTTAAAGAACTCCGTGTTCTTTTGTTTCAACGGAATCTTTGCAAATTCTTCTGGCGTCATTGTTGTCGGCTGCATAGGCGCTGCTTGCGGAGCAGCCATTGCGTTTTGAATTGGCATATTACCAGCCAACATATTGATAGGCGGCGCAATCTGCGGAGACATACCAAGAGCCGCAGGCGGCGGCGCGGCGGCAAATGAAGGCACCGCAGCCGTTCCAGGCATTTCAGATCCACGAATTGTCGCAGCCTCGCTCATTCGGCGACCGCGATTAATGCCTTTATTATCATCAGCTAATGATTCAACAGCGTTAGCTATCGCATCAACATTACCTGTTTTAACAGCGGCGGCGACGCTACGAGGCAAGCTGCCATAGTTATAAGTAACTGATGTCAGCGCGCCCGCGACGTTCTCCGGCAGACGATCCCAATTCTCTTGGCCGACTTGTGCCGCCGCTTTAGGGATAAACTCAGTTTCAATCCGGCGTTTAAGATCGCGTTCAGCATCTTTTTCAGTCGTTGTCGTGCCTTTAGCGACAGGAACAACTTTACCTTCCGGCGTCGTGATCGTATCACTACCGTAGCCAACACGTTCCGCGTCAACGTCGAACTTTGCGGTAGGAATAAAGCCTTCAAACTTGCGTGTTAATTGTGTTCCAACAGCCGCGCCGCGTGGCCCTGGCATACCTTCAGTCGGCGCAGCGCGCGCCGCAGTTTCTGGAGCGGTGCGAACCATAAGCGGCGTAAGTTCAGTGCCTTTACGTAGAAATGGCTTTTTATCTATCATCACAGGTTCTTCAGCTTTTTGTTTAGCCTGAACCTGTTGTTCTCCCGTAAGTATTAGGCGATTGCGAAGATCCTCATCCCACGATTGCGACCGTAACCAATCGGCAAACTCTGCGTCGTCTTTATCAAATTTATGAGTAGCCTTTAAAAATGATTCTTGATCCGTTGGTGCTATTGCCGAGAATACGCGGTTTATTTTTGACGCAAGTAATTTTTCTTGTTCAGCTTGCGTTTTAAGTTCAGACTCGCGTGTTTGACGTTGCGAAGTCTCTGCCGCTCGTTGGGATGCTTCAGCCGCGCGCTGCGCCGCTAGATCTTGATAATAACCGCGCAAGTTCATTTGATTCATCTGCGCTTCAGCCATCTCTTGCTGACGCATCTGAGTCATATAATTCAGCGGATCAATAGCCCCGCCACCGCTGATCTGCGGCACCATAGAAGCAATGTCATAGCGAACCGGCATTTAAATCACCTAATCTAGTTGTGGGCCATAGGCCATGCCATCGCGCGGGTTGTAACGGTTATACATACCATACGCCATCATTGCGTTCATGGGTGTATTAGCTACACCTTGAAGTGCCTGCCCTAACACTGATGCACCGCCCATATAACCAGACGCGCGCGCCTGCGCCGCGTTCTCAAGACCCGTGCCAAGCGCCTGACCAACGCCTAAGTTGATGTTAGCCAACTGAGGTGCGGTGCCGGTGTAGACGTTAGCGAGGTTAGTTCCCAAGCCAGAGTAAACGTTAGCCACGTTTTGACCTGTGCCCATAACATTAGCCGCGAGGTTCGTGCCTTGCTGCGCCTGAAGGTTAGCAAGGTTCTGGCCTGTCGCGCCTTGGATGTTACTGATGTTCTGGCCTGTTGAGCCGTAAACATTAGCCATATTAGGAGCCAACGCACCATAGACATTTGCGACGTTCTGGCCTTGCGCACCATAAAGACCTGCCGCGCCCGTGCCTAGATTACCGGCTGCGCCTGTCATTACATTAGCTGCACCTTGGCCTTGGCCGCCGATGCCCTGCAACGCCTGCATGGTTTGCGCGCGGTTAGCCATAAAGCGGTTATATGCGTTACCGTATTCTTGGCTGGCGAGTCCTTGGCTGTAATCAGCCATTGATTTTAGCGCGCCACCACCACGACTTGCGCCGCCAAGACCAGCCGCTATCGAGCGCTGTAGCGCTTGCTCGCCTTGCTGACGACGGAAGTCGTAGCCAGGATCCATTTTAAGTTCTTCAAGTGTAGGCATACGGGCAGATGAGCCGTAGCCAGTCATACTAGTATCGCCGCCTACGCCAAGCAGCGTTGCTAACTGATTCTGCGCTGCGCCGCCCGTGCGTAAATAAGGTTCTTGATAACCGTATTGTTCTCCGTATGCGCCGCGCAAAGCGCCGAGCCCTTGACGGGTGCCTCTTGTTAGAGCTTCAATTTGACCGCCAGCGCCGCCTAGAAGCGCTCGTTGTTGTTCTGTCTGTGCAGCTAACAACGGAAGAATTGATGCTTCGCGCGCTGCGCGGAGTTCTTCTGACGCAGCGGTCGTGCCGCCACGAAGCAGATCTTGAGCTTGCTGCGAAGATGTCTGTAACGCACCTAAAGTCGGTGCTTGCGCTTCTCTAAGCGCTGTTGCAGCTTGACTTTGCCCGCGAAGAATATCTTGTCGCGCTTGCTCGGCTTGCTGCGCTTGAATAAGCGAAGATAGCGTCGCAGCCTGACTTTGAGCGGCAGAGGCTTTTCCGGCGGCTTGAGAGCCAAAATAGCCGCTGGCAATACTGCCTAGCGCTTGGCCCCCCATAAGTGCCGCTAACATTGGTAATGCCATTTGTATGCGCCTCCTGCGGCACTTTTATATCACGAGTTACTTAAAAATCTAACCTGTGGAGCCTGCGCGACACCAACTACTTCATTACGGAACGATTCAGTTGCCGCTGCGCCCTGACGGACTTCTTTGGCAACCTCGATCTGTAGCATAGGTAGCGCCGTCACAGCGCACATCCATTCGTCTACCTCTTTGCCCGTGTTGGGGTTTGTGCCCCTTAGAAGCGTAAACCACGCGCACTTAAGTTGCACGCAATCTTTCTTGATTAAAGGACAAAAAGTTCCGTTCTTCAGCTCCATGTTTAGTCTTTCGTTGCGATGATAACGTCTACATACTGAACGGCAAGATTAATCGCCGTGCCGGTGAAACTGTGGGTATGACCGCCCCCGCCGCCCGTTGATGAGTTAGAAACGGAGATGCCAGTTGTATTAGACGCAGTTGTAGTAATATTAATAAACACGCCGCCGCCTGCGCCGCTAAAATTAGATCCCCCTCCATTGGTAGAGAGAAATCCGGCGGCAGGATTGCCGGAGCCGTGTGTATGGCCTGTATCCGTAACCGTAGCAGTATGCGTATGTGACGGTATATCGGCTGTTGTCAGCGTATAGCTACCAACTGTGCCACTGACGCCTTGAGAAGCAAAAGCTGTCGTAAATGCTACAGAGCCTCCTGACGAGGCTGCGCCAGATACGACGCGAAGCGCCTTGTTGTCATGCGCTGTTGATTTTGTCCAGCCTGTAGGTGCAGACGTTTGCACGAACAGCATGACCGTTCCAGCCGGTAAATTCGTCCAAGCGCCAGTAAAAGTCGTAGCCGTTACGGTGCCTGTAATATTTGCGCCGCCAGATGATACGGTCAATGTGCTCGTAGCGTTTAAAGTGCCCGTTACAGTGCTATTGCCTGTAATAGCTGCGCCGCCTGAAGATACTGTTAATGTGCTTGTAGACGATAGCGTGCCTGTGACAGCCACATTACCTGTGATAGTTGCGCCGCCTGACGCCGTGACAGCGCCGGAGAAAGTAACCCCGCCACCGCTCGCTATAGTAATGCGCGGTGTGCCGCCAGTTGAGAGGATAAGGCCGCGTGTGCTTGGCGAGTTTATTGTCGAGTTAGACGCATCTGCCGATATGGTCGTGCGCGACACGCCGCTACTGGATAGCTGAATGACGCCATCATTAACGTCAAAAGCTGTTGACGGCGATTGTGTTCCAATACCCACCTGACCTGTAGAGTCAATAATAAAAGGCGTAACGTCAGGGTCTACGCTGTCCTGCACGCGCAACACAGGGCCGGTGCCGGTCTGTGTGATCTTAAGCGCAGGGCCAGCCGAGTCAGAGTCAATCGTCACGTTGCCCGATAGAACAGGCGACAGCGACGAGGTAGGCGCGGAGATATTATCGACCGTCCAAAGTTCAGTATTATCCGAAGACGCAAGTTTAAATTTATACGTCGCAGACGCCAGCCAAATATTTGCTTCGCCGCGCGCATCCAAAACAACAGGATTGGTATTGGCTTGCGCGCCGGTAGAGTCCGTATAACTTGCCTGCGGCGTAGTCGTGCCCGCCGCGTAGGTATAAAGAAGACCGCCAACAAGCGGAGCGCCTGTTGCATCAAGGAATTGCATCTTAGCAACTGGCGTAAGAACAGCCATTATTCACCTATATTACAAGAGACGGTCATAATGACCGAAGGAATAGCAGGACAAAACGCCGTAGCAGGGTCAGCTAAAATCTGGACATTTATGTTAGACGTGGCCCACATAAGTTGAAAATAATCGCCGGTGTTTAGCTTTAGCACAAAATTCCACGCCGCAACATACTCTTCGTTTGAGCCTTTTAACGTGATGCGGGTAGCGGAATTAGCGACATCTACGCCATTTATACGCGCCCAGAGGTAAACATTTTTGGCAGTAGCGTTTGTGCTAGATAACTGTAAAGAAAATTGAAAGTTATACGCTCCTGGTCTGTCGACATATATCCGTGAAGTGGGCGTGCCAAGAAAGACGCCAGCCGACAGATCGGTGTTGTTAAAGGTAATGGCGTAAGCCGTGTCGGGTGCCGCTGCGGTCTGGTCGGTCGTGTCAAAAAACGTCCCGTAACGCAGCGACCCGCTGCCAAGCAAAACAAACACATTGTAAAAAAACCGATACCACGGGCGGTTGACATAATCATTAATAGGATCGTTCATTTGAACGCGGGCAGCGGGGATCTGCGTTGTATTCTCAGGCATTGGTCGGGCTCATGTGCAGTTCTGCGCCCATAACAGCGATCTTGACCGCATCAGTGCCAGAGATCTCATAAACCCGATCACGCAATTTCAACGTCATGCCAAGCCGCCGCCAGATCGTGCGGTAGCCTGTTTGACCTATACGGCCCATAGATTTCCAGTGCTCGTTAGACCATGTATGGCCGCCATCATCCGACCAGCGCAGCATAACCTGCGGGTCAACGCCAGGGGCAAGCGGAGCGCCTTGCGCTACAATATAGTCATTAGACTCGGTAATAAGACGGTCGCCACTCTCCGTTATAAGAAACAAACCATCTAAATACTGATAATCAACACCTTCAATACCAACGCCCGCTTGACAATCTAACTGAAGACTATGTTGCGTCGTGCGGGTTAGATTGTTCTGGCCTGTTGGCAGCGCGCGCCAAGAGCGAAGCCACTTTTGAATCGTGCCTGCTTCTGAATAGACGTTAGGATCGTAGGCGTATAATTCACCAACGCGATAGTCTCCGATTACAATCGTGTTGTTAAAGTTCATCTGGCAGTTACCGCGTGTGCGGGTAAAGGCGTCATTTTCCCAGCCAGCCCGCTCATGCCATACGCCTGTGGCTACGTCATAAACCCATGTCGTATCAGCGGTTGGAAAGTTCAGGACATAGAAACTGTGGCCGTCCTGTTGATATGTATAGCCGACAGCATCTGAAAGATTAGTGTATTGCTGGATCTGCCACTCAACAGCATGCGTCGAGACGCGCTCGCCTGAGTAGCCTTTTGACCGATAGACGATACCGTTACCGCGTGCGTCAGACCCAAGCCAGAAAATACCGTTGTCGAGTTTGGCTACTGAGTAAGCCGCAAGACAGCCGATTTCGTTAAACGCGCCTTGAATACGCGCTAGAGGAAATGTCGGAAGACCTGCGTTATACCAGACTTCAATGGAATTAGAGCCAAAGCACCAAACTTCGCGGTGATCGACAAGCAACGTGACAAGATTGTCAGGCGAGCCGTCAATGCTGGCGTAGTCTGTTGGATCTACCGCCGTGCCGTCGTTAAGGGAAGAAACCCAAATGTTCTGGCTGTTTGGTTCATTATAAACAAAGTAACCATCCAGAAAACCGACACCAACTGCGCCATAAAAGTCAACATCGGTGATCTCCGCAAAGACGTTTGTATTGGCGTTGTAGATATATCCCTTTGCGCCCGCAGCGATGTAGAGCTGCGTGCCGTTATCGACCATGTTGACTTGCCCCGTGCCAACAACGGTGCCAAGCTCCGTAAAAGTCCAGTCAGAGGCTAATTTATAGAGCTTAGTTCCTGACACGACATAGCCGTAAGGAACCGCTGTGTTAGGGTCGGCAAATGTCCAAAGACCTCTGATTGGCCCTGACCCAACGCGGGCGAGCAAACGTAATCCTGGCGCACGCTGAAGCCATGCGGCGGTTTTTCCGCCTTCAGGTATAACTTCAGGGAACAAATTAATCATTCGGTTGTCAGCCGCATTTGGACTGCGGGTGACATAACTAGAGCCAAGAATAGGCGTTGCGACCATCAGTAGTTTCCAGCGTACACATTGTAGCGCTGACGATTTCCAACAATGCTGTATGGCAGAGCCATGATGTCGTCAGGGTTATTGATGCGCTTCAGATTGCGCTTGCTATACATAGCGATACGGCTGACCGTAGGCGATGGCTCGACGCCAAACTCAGGCGCAAGCTCGCAAGCCAGATTGTATCGGAAGGCCCGCAAGTATCCTGGCGGGAAAGACATTTCGGTCGAAAGAAGCGCCGGTTCAGATAGTTTTTCAACAGAGATAAAATGCCATTCCAGTAACCGCAACGGCACTGGATAGATAACCATATCAATGTTTGGATAGGTCATATTGGTGAATATGACCTGTGGGTAAGTAGACGTTACGGTCTTAACCGCAATGCCGTCATATTGTTGCTGATTGATAAATTTAATGCCATAAGACACATTCGTCTGCGGATCGCGGAAATAAGTCGCGTCGTCCAGCAATACAGGACGTAAACCCACAAAGTCACCCGTCGGGCCTAGCGTGCGGTTACGTTCACCTGACGGCCAGTTGAATATTTGATCCTGAGTTGAGAACACCGACAGTCGTTCGGTATTCCAACTGTCAATCATTTGATTCAGCGCAAAGAGCGCGTCATTCGCTGTCTCTGCGGAAGGCGTTTCTCCTTCGGCTAACACTCCGAGGAGCCTCATCGCCCCCACTATCTGATCGTAGCAACTGTATGTCGTCATCTGGGTCGAACCTTATCCAGCCGTTCTCTTCGTCGGCTTCGGCCTCTAGGTCGAGACATGCCACTTTAACCCCATGTTCGGGGTGTTTCAAATAAATAACAGCCATTGGTTACTTTCTAAAGAAATACAGCGGCCCGTAGGCCGCTATATATTAAGCTACCGTAAATTCCAAATTGTAGACAGGGAATGTTACGGTGTTAGCAAGCGTTCCAGAAACCGTAGCGCGGATACGCAGACGATCGCCGTCAGCAACAACCAGATTGGCTGCGGTGCCGTTGAGTGTCAGTGTGCGCTTGGCATTAGCTGTAATAGCTGAACCGCCCGTTGCTTTGGTCGTGTTAGCGTCAGTAGCCGCCAACATAGCCGCTGTGCCCGATCCAGCCTGACCAAGATTGGTGATGCTGAACGTGATATAGTTTGTATCATTAGCAGCCAAAGCATCTACGCCAGAAAAGAGCGCCGAAGTAAGCACACCTGAAGCGGCCACAATGAGAAAAACATCGTTGGTTCCGCCAGTGGTCGTAGCAATCGTTGCGCCTTGCTGACTCTCAGAATAGCCAGTGTAGATATTAGAGAGAACTTTGGTTGTAGAGTCCAGCGTCGCCCCAGTGATCGTTGCGCCCGTGATGGTTGTGCCAGCTACGAGTTCAGGATCAGAAAAAGCAACACCAACTGCTTTGGTGTTTGGCATGGAGATGTCCTCTAAAAAAGAGTGGGCTTGTGCCCACCCTAGTTATGCGATGCGGTAGATCGAATACGCAGCCGCGCCGGTTTTACGGAAGCGGAAGGTAGCCGATGCTGGGTTTGTTGGGGCCGCAGCGGCTGCGTCAACAACAATAGCCTGACCAACAATCGAATTGCCCGTGCCAGCGCCGAACGTCACATCATTCGCGGCGTTGTCGCCAAGATTGATGATATGAACGTCAAAGCCTGAATTGACTTTGAGGCTAGGGAAAGCAGCATCAATCAACGCGCCTGTTGGGAACGTGTAGGTGCCAGCGTCCGTGCCGCCAGAATCAACGGTAATGAGGCCGTTGGCAAGGTTGTCAACAGTAACCGTGACCGTAGCGCCCGTAAGAGCGGAAGGCGCAGGCTGCGCGAAGATAAGAGGCTCAGTTAGATTGCCTGCCGAAAACTGATAGCCGCCTGTGCCCTGCGGAATAGCGCCGTAAGGGCCAAACGTCTCAAGCGGATAAGCCGCGTTCTGAGTAGTTGTCATGGGTTAAACTCCAAAAAGAAGGAAACAAGGGGGCTTTAGCCCCCTTTTAGCTTTAGCCCCAAAGGCGAACGGCCATCTGCGGACGAATCACGCTGTAGCCATAGAGCACGTCAATACGGCAAGGCAGACGGTCGTTGTTGATGTCATACTGACGAACAACGCGGAGTGAAATGCCATTGTGAACCTGACGGCTTGCCATATCGACGCCCTGCGGAAGCAGAAGGTCGGCGGTAGCGAAGCTGATCGCGTCACGATGATAAATCAAGTTCTGTGGATACTGCGTTGAGGCAGCGCCAAGGAACGTGACAGCCGCGCCGGAAACCGGCAGAGCATCAACCGTAGCGAGAGCCTGAGTAGCCGAATACATCGCAGGGACAGTAACCGAAGCGGTCGTTGACGCCGTAACGTCAGCAAGAGCAACGAACTGATACAGCGAGCCGGTTGACTCACGGGTCTGTGGGTTGACAGCGTAGACGTTAGCGATGGTGAACACGTCGCCAGCTTTGATCGTCGTGGTCGTAAGACCAGTCAGAACAACAGTCGTTGAACCTTCAGCCGTGACAGTCGCGTTAACCGTAACGGTGCCAGCGCGCGAGCCAGTCGTGAACTGC